CGTCTTGCTGAAGATTGATCAAGAATAAAGTCTAATATTATCTCCTTTCTTCAAGGTGTCGCTCTCATATTGAGCGCCACCTTTTTTGTATGTCATTGCACTTTCTATGTCATTGAGAATGACATTTAGATATCTTGCTTTGAGAACAAAAATATTTCTTTTATCGTCTTCAATTTTTTGTTCGTATTGATAATTTGTTATAGGAACAGTAATATTTCTTCTAGTTACTTGTCTTCCTAGGTTATCATCATAAAAAGTAGTAGAAAAGTTTGACGGTACTCTTAAACCTGCAGGAATAATTGTGATTCCACTAGCATTTTTAATTTCTATGGTTTCATAATGACGAACTGCATTCATATTTTGATAAGATCCATATTTTTCTAACAAGAAAGTATCAAAACTGGATTGTGGAAGAGGCCATTCTGTTTGAACATTTAGAATATTATTTGAAAGTAAAATCACCCAATCTAAAGTTTCATCTTCGTAAAACTTATATGCAACATTATCTGGTCTTTCGTCACCAATAATTTTATATTTGGTGAAGAAACTTAAATTTCCAAAAATATCTTCTCTTATCTTTCCTCTCTTAAAAAGATTCTTGACAGTTAAATAGTCAGAAATTCCTTGAGAATCTGAATTTCTATTAACATATTGGAAGTCTGGAACTTGGCGGAAATAACTTGGCATATTAGTAACCTATTTGAGTATCTGTTTCAGATAATCCATCTTTGTTATAATCTTCTTCATAGATTGGATCCAACTCACTGAATCTTAATGATAATTGATAAGAAGTCATAGTTTTGGAATCATCATTAAAAGTCATATAAGTTCCATCTGGAGTATAATCAACATCACATCCAAGAAGAGCACATTTTTTAATTCTATTTAATGCAGGGTGGTCTTTTCCATTTGCAAGATATTTTATTTCAAATACATTTGGTGCCTTTAGAAATATACTTGAGGGGGGAGTTTTGACCGACATACCTTGTTTGAAAAATCGTATAATTCTCCTTACATTTGCTGCCTCCGTTTCACTTCTTGGAGATAATCTAAATGTAAAACTAAAGGGTCTTAGTGTTGGACCATTGAAGAGTAGTTCTAAGTTTGGATTAATAACTGCTCCTGCTGTTCTTGATAATAGACCCTGAATTCCCACTGCTTCTTGAGTGAAATATGTCAAAAGAGCATTTTTTACGTCAGGATCTTTTACTGCTTTTTTCAAATCTCCAGAAACTCTACCTGCTAATCCAGATATCACTGCAGCAGCGCCACCCTCTCCTTCCATTGCTCCTCTTGCAAGAGAAGCAAAGTATGCATCTGTTGGACTTAAATTTGCTCCTCCCCAATCAACTCCATTACTGTCTGTAATAGATGGTTGAATTGGTAGGGTTACTGTTCCTTTTATTTCTGTAAGATTTCTATCTGGTAATTTTAAATTTAATGCTTTTTCTTCTGTGCTTGCGTCAATACTTTTTGTTCCATATCTGAACATTTTGAACTGTATACAATCTTGAGTTTTTGAGTCTAGTTTTTCTGGATATCTTAAATTTTTTGGTTCTCCATAACTAGGTCTTACATAACCATCAGATATTGATGCTGATATATCTTTTCCTTCTACTTCCGATGCTTGTTGGGTTTTTTCTTCGTCAGTTGGTTTCGCTGCAGTAGGACCTATTTTGGTATTTGGGTTTTTTGTATTATATTCTTCAGTTGCTGTTGATAATGCTCTCCTCATCCCATCTTTTATTTTTGCAGTTGTTGTGGAACTATATCCAGATATTCCAAAATCATTTGCTATTTCTTGTATTGAATTGTATCTTATTTTATTTCCTGTTCCATCGTCATATTGATATGTTATTTTTCCATCAGTTTGAACTGCATAACTCAATTTCTTTACAATTGGATCAGAAGAATTCGAATCAATTGGTTTATATCCTGTTGGATTTGTTGTAGTTATTGTTGATAATTTATTTTTTCCACTAGAGTCTTTATAGGCAGAACTTACTCTCCCTTCACCATTGTCAATATTTGGAGTTGATATTTGATATGTGTATGGGGTTGCCATTTATGACAGTTTTTATTTATTTAGTTCTAAATTTTGCATATGATAGGGAACGAAAGTAATCAATCTCATTTTGTTTAATTTCTAATAGTCTACTATCAATCTCAAACCAAGTATATTGCCTTTGTTGCCCCCAGTGGAAGTTAATTCCTCTGAATCCCCAACGCTCTATTGAGGTGACTGCTACCAGTGGGAACTCATCATATGTAACGTCTTTTGTTTTAGCTGAGTATATAAAAGTATAATATTTTCCAACATCAGGAACAAAGTCACCATCACGGAACACCTCCATAATGGTCATCATAATATCATCTGGTTTTGTGTAGTTATATCTCTTCAGTCTGTCTTTGAGTTCGGCAACTCTTTTGGAACTTGACTCAACATATTGACCGAATCCTTGTGCCATTATTTTATGCCTAGATTGTCTTCTGTTATGATCTTGAATTCAATCATACGATCTTTACAAAACTCTTCTGCTGCTTTCCACTTTGCTTGATTAACAGCATAAGTTTTTGCTTCATATAACCAAGACTTTGTTTTTCTTTTCGGAATCTTTGGAGCAACAGTTTGCTTCTTTGGTTTCACTTCAATCACATAGGTTTTTACCTTGCCATCTGATTCTTTAATCTTTATAAGGTAGTCTGGAAAGTATCTATGTATTCTATTGTCAATAGGAGACAGATAAGGAATACAAAACTCTTCTGATGCCCAAAGAATCACACTAGGATTATGGTCACACCAATATGAAAACTTTCTTTCCCAACTACTTCTACAAACGATGTTGTTGGGATCTCCTTTGTACTTTTCGGGAAATGATGGTTTGTATCTACTTTTGTAAGATTCTGCCATATATCCTTACTACATAATATATTAATAGAAGTATTTATAGATAGATGCCAGCATTACCTCCAGTTAAAAAAACGGTATCTGATTTAAAGGCAACAATATTAAATCCAGCTCTTACCTCCCACTTTCAATGTTGGTTTAATCCACCAAATCCTGTTAGATCTTGGGTTCAAAAAAGAATTAGTGCTGGAATAGGTAATGGTTATAATGATGAGTTTATTTCTTTGTCTTGTTCTGAAGCATCACTTCCTGGTTCTTCACTAGCAACACATGAAATCAATAATGATTTTACTGGTGTTACTGAGAGACATGTTTATAGAAGACAATATGATGATAGAGTTGACTTTACTTTTTATGTGGATCATGATTATAATGTACTTCAATTCTTTGAAAATTGGATGTCATATATTGTTGGCGAAGAATTTTCTCAAGGAATAGAGAACAATAACTTTTCTTATAGAGTTCAGTTTCCTGAAGATTATAAAACAGAAATCTACGTTAAAAAATTTGAAAAAGACTATACTGGTAGAGTATTACAGTATAGACTTTTAAATGCATATCCTATTAGTATTAATTCAATACCAATTTCTTATGAGTCGTCTCAGTTATTAAAATGCACCGTGTCATTTAATTACTCAAGATATATTATTGGTGGCGGAGAACTTATTGCACCACCACCAACTTCTCAAACTCCAGCACAGCAAGGATCAACAATTGCTCCAGGAAATCCAGGATTTCCTGTAACTGGTGGTGAGGAGTACTATGGTCAGTTACCACCGGTGGAATCTGGACTTCCATATGTTGGGAGAAATCGTGGACCTCTTGCACCTTTCTTTGGGGTCTAATAAATAATCATACTGAAATTTCTATAGGTTATTATGCCTTTACCAAAAATCTCCACACCAACATATGAGTTGGAACTTCCCTCTACCGGACAAGAAATTCAATACAGACCATTTCTTGTAAAAGAAGAAAAACTTCTTGTCCTTGCATTAGAAAGTGAGAATACAAAAGAAATCACAACAGCGATTAAGAACGTAATCAAGAGTTGCATTCAAACAAAAAATATTAAAGTTGAATCTCTTCCTACCTTTGATATTGAATATCTCTTCTTGAATATTCGCGGTAAGTCTGTTGGAGAAGAGATTGAAGTTAATGTCATTTGTCCAGACGACGGCGAAACTTATGTTCCCGTGAAAATTAATATTGATGAAATTCAAGTTCAAAAGAATGAAGAGCATACTAATAAAATTCAAGTAGATGATAATATTATTATGGAAATGAAGTATCCTTCATTGGATCAGTTCATTAAAAATAACTTTGATTTCTCTGGCGATTCAAATATGGATCAGTCTTTTGATCTAGTTGCTAGTTGTATTGATAAAATCTTTAATGAAGAAGAAGTTTGGGCTTCGAGTGATGTTACTAAAAAAGAACTTATTGATTTCCTAGAGCAAATGAACTCGGCGCAGTTTAA